CTACATAAGCACCAGTAACGGATTAAGAAGATGAACAATCAGTTGATGAAGTTAAAAAGTTAATTCGCTGGGAACGCAAGGGAAATCCTACGCGCCCATTTGAGTTTAAGTCTTTAGAGCCAACCTATGCTGATGTATTAAACAAGTTCGTAGAGACAAACGACCTTGATTCAGCGCGTTGGTATGCTGAGTGCTATCTAGGTATCTAGTATGTGGTCGTCATATGCCGCAACAGTTCGCGTAGCGGCGCAAAACGCGGGTCGTATTAGACGCGCCTTTAAGTCTGTCCTGCATGGTGATGAAATAGCCCGTCAATGGGCGGAAACCCACCCCGCAGGTGGCTCAATTTCGCCACAGATGGCTAGAGATTGGGCGCGTACTCAGATATCCGTCAGCAAAAAGCCTATGCAACTTGCGCTCGCCCGCTTATATGCAGAAGGTTATGTTACGGGTGAGTATGCGGCTGAGGGTAGACTCGCCCGCCTGATAGGTTTGCGGAAGGCTCCTACTGTCAATGCTGGTGTGGTTGATTGGTCAAAATGGAAACCGGGCAACAGGGCAGCGGCGGCATTACTAAAACCTAAAGGTGGTTTACGCGGACTGCTAGACAGAGAACGCATTGTCGTATCTGATGAAGTAATTAAGACCAAACTAGACAGAATTGGCACCACACTTGCGAAAGCACTTGAAGAAGGTTGGGCGCCAAGCAAAGCGGCAGACATGCTTGACATGGTTATAGATGACCCGCAACATGCTTTGGTCATTGCACAAACTGAAATGAGCCGAGCGGTATCGGTTGCAACTCGCGACAGATATGAGACCGCAGATATCCAGCAAGTCGAATGGCTGGTCGCAGAAGGTTGTGACGAGTGCCAAGAGAACGCAGACGCTTCACCTATTGGAATTGGTGATACTTTTCCAAGCGGAGATAGTGAACCGCCAGCACACCCTAACTGCATGTGCGCATTGGCACCTTATTACTCACCTGACGAGTCTGATGATGAAAACTCAGATATTGACATAGAGATACTATACTAAGAAAAACAATAGGAGAAAAAATGGCAACAGATTACGCAAATGGGTACGCATCCATTGTCAAGTATGACAAGAATGATGATGGAACCCTTATGGTATTTGGTAAGGCTACGGATGACACCCTAGACCTAGACAGCCAAATCTGCGACCCTGCATGGCTCGATATGGCTATGCCAGCGTGGTTCAAGTCAGGTGGAAATGTTCGTGAAATGCATGGACCTTCTGCGGCTGGTGTTGCAAAAGAATACGAATCAAAGTCTGATGGTCACTACATTGGTGTTTTGGTTGTAGACCCTATCGCGGTCAAGAAGGTAGAGAACCGTGTGTACCAAGGATTTAGTATCGGCATCAAGTCTCCACGCGTTGTGCGTGATGCTAAGGCGGCTAATGGTCGCATCATTGATGGGCAGATTATTGAGGTCAGTTTGGTAGACCGCCCTGCAAACCCATCAGCAAAACTAATTTTGGCTAAGGCAATTGAAGGTGAATCAACTTTGGTGCAGGTTGAAGAACTGCACGAATACAAAGCACCACTACCTAGCGATATCTTTAAGCATGGCGACCATGACCAGTCTGACCACAACCCAAATGCTGGTGGCGGAAGTGCAGAAAAACCTTCTGAAGATTCAGATAAACCTGCTGGCGAGTCATCAGGGCGCGACAATTCCTACATAAATGAAGTAGGTATGCAAGTCGAAGAACATTTGCAAATGATGGACAATTTTAATGATGAGGACAGTGATGACTTCTTAGGAGATAATTTGTCAGATGATGATGAAGACCTCATGGATGATGCATATGATTCATTAAAAGAAGCCGTTGATGCATTAAATGCCGCTAATGATGTTAAATCAGATGCACAATATGTAGACCGTATTGAAAATGCACAAACAAGATTGGATGAAGCCGCTGATGCATTGCGAAATGCAGATAATAGAGATTTGCAAAGAATGGCAGACCGCATTGATAGTGCGGCTTCTGACTTGGATGTTCATTTAGAAGGATTTATTGAAGCCAATTTAGATAAAACAACTACAACCCTGAAAGGGTCAAAGATGAAAAAGATAGAACGAATTGCGACTTTGGCTAAGTCTTTGACTCCTGATGCCGCAAAGTTTGACCAAGTAATGTTTGACAATGCCCGCCGCGCCCTTGCAGAACTTATTGCAATGGAAGCAGCAGAGATGGGCGAAGGACATGATGAACGCAATTCCCTAGGTGCTTTGGTCGGTGCGGTACACGCGCTCATGGCTTGGTACGAAGGCGAGGAAGCAGAAGGAGAAGTACCTATGGAACATGAAGCAAGCGAAGTTATTGAATTAGCCGCAGACTCAGCCAGCGATGCAGGAGACGCAGAACGCGAGGAAGCAGTTGGAGAAAAAATGTGCAAGGGCTGCGACAAGGCTATGGACGAGTGCATTTGTGAGGACAAAGCGGCAACTAAGTCTGCTGACCATAAGTGCCTAGAGTGCGGTTGCGGATTGCCAGCAGATGACCATGGTCGTACAGATGTTACAACCGCTGAAATGGTTACAGAAAAGTCAGCAGAGGAAACACCTGCTGAGGAAGTCGCACCAGAAGTTTCTGAGGAAGTTACCTCAGATGATGAGAGCATTGAGGCTCTTGTCGAAAAAGCCGTTAAGAGTGCTATGGAAATGGTCAAGGGAGAGATTGATACCCTGCGCGCAGAAAAAGAGTCTGCGGTAGAGAAGTCAGTAAAACTAGAAACCGAACTAACCACAGCATTATCAAAGACAGTTGCGGGTGGTCCTAAGCGGACAGCAATTCGTCAAGGCGCAGAATCAAATGAATACCTAGCAAAGGGCTTAACCTATAAGGCTAAGGCTGATGCAACAACAGACCCAGTTCTTGCTAAGGGATATCGCGAAATTGCAAATGAATTACTTGCAAAGGCGAACCCAGTAGCCAAGAGCGAATAACACACTTAACGAAAAGGAACTTAACTTATGGCACAAATGCCTAAAGCAACAGACCTCTTTGGTGATGTTAAGCCACGCGAAGCGGCAGAACTTCAAGAGCAATATCTTGGAGAACTAAACAAGTCATTCGCAAATCCTTCACACACACCGGGAGTTGCTCCACAAGCAGACCCAGTAGCACAGATTGAAGCACTTGTTGCTAACAAGTCACTTTCACCTGATGCTGTTGGTGCTTTAAACAATGCACTTGCAACACAGCGCGCTATCTCAGCAGATATCGCTAAGGAAATCACACTAACAAGCCCACTTTCAACATCATTCGCAGCGTTTGACTTGGAAGCACCTGCAAAGTTGCTTACACCTCGTCCAACACCATTGCGTAACAAGATTGTTCGTAAGAAGGGTATTGGTACTTCACACCGTATCAAGCGCATCACAGGTTACACAGGTACAGGTACTGGCGGACAGGGAAATATCTGGCCGGGTATCACACAGACAACCCAGAACGACTTTGCTCCGGGCGCGTCTACACCACTTATGTACGAGCGTGGACCACAAATCTCCTACACAGCGGATGATTTAGTACTGCCTTACAACTCATACTCACTATCTGACCAAGTTTCATTCGATGCAAACTTCTCAGGTTTGGGTTACCAAGACCTACGCCAACTATCATCAACCTCTACTCTATATGCAACAATGCTTATGGAAGAGCGCATGATGCTTATGGCTCGTGGTACAGCATCAGGTTACTCGGGCGCACTATCTGCACCTGCAACAGTAACTTTAACTTCACCAGTTGCAGCAACAGGACAAGTTGCTCTTGCTGCTAACACCTACTATGTCTATGTAACAGCAGATGCTGGTGCATTTGGACAGTCTGTTCTTTCAACAGTTCAGTCAGCAGTAGTCGCAGCGGGCGATGTTCTACAAATCAATGTTTCAGCAGTAACAGGTGCTCTTGGCTACCGCGTATATGTTGGAACAGCAACAGGCGCAGCAAACTGCACCTACCAAGGTCGCACAACATCTACACAATTTGTAGTACAGGGTGCTTCATCTACAACAACTGCTGGCAACACAGCGCCATACACAACAACAGGCGCACTTGCATCAACAGCGGCTACTGATACATCTGCATATGCAACAGGTTATGACGGAATCCTTCCAACAGTTCTTAACCCAACAATCTCAGGTGCAATCAACACAATCAACTCAACATTCTCAACTGCTAACCCAGGTGCAGAATTCCAGACTGTGTTCGGCACACTTTACGAGAATGTAAAGGCTGACCCAGATGAAATCTTGCTAAACGGTGCAGACCGCAAGCAACTTTCAGACACCATCAAGAATGGTTCAACAGCAAACTATCGTCTAACTCTTGCTCAGACAGAGACCGGAGATTATGTTGGCGGTGCCGTAATCGGTGCTTTGAACAACGAAATCACAGGAAAGATGGTAGACCTTACTGTTCACCCATGGCTACCACAGGGCGTTGCTCCTGTTCTTTCATACGCACTACCAATTCCTGATACTGAGGTTTCAGATGTTTGGGCAAATGTGCTTGTGCAGGACTACATGGGTATCCAATGGCCTGTAAACCAATTCTCATACGACTTCTCTACATACTTCCGCGGAACATTTATGTGCTACGCGCCAGCATGGAACGGTGTTGTATCAGGAATTGTTTCTGCTTAATTAGCAAAAAACTCCTGAGCATGAGTTAAAACTGCTCACTTACAATCTAATTCTCCTTCGTCCAATTGGCAGGACATTAGATTTTGGCTCTAAGAATCTAGGTTCGAGTCCTAGGGGGGAAGCAAATGTCAAAGATTATCGGACCAAAAGGTATGCGCGAACTATCTGTGCAGACCAAAAATGGCGAGCGCGTGTTAAAGGCTGGCAAGGATGGCATGTTTAATGTGTCAGACCCAAAGTTAATTAAGAAATTGAAGGCAGAAGGCTTAGGCGAGGCAAGTGCGGGCGGCGTAGCAAACGCAAAAGGTTTCCCATGCAAATCGTGTGGGTTTGGTTCATTCTTTAAGAAATGCTCTAAGTGCGGAGAAATAAATGGCTAATGCATACACAGGTACAACGCGAGCGTTCTCGTACCCTTACCTTACAGTTGAGGAATTCAAGGATGCGCCTACCGCTATTGACATTGACAACCTAGTTTTTAACTCACAAGACCCTGATGACCAAGACGCTGAATTAGCAAATGTTATTGCTCGCGCATCATCATGGATTGATACATTCTGTAACCAAGTTCTAGGTGCAACAGTCGAAACGGAACAGCAACGCTCACGATATAGCACAGATGGGTCTATTAGATTCCACCCACGCTATAACCCTGTCGTTGCATTATTATCGCTGGAATATGGTTACCCACCAAGTCTAATGTCTTTGCCTGATTGCTCTGTCGCGTGGGTTGAGGACTCTGAAATCATTGTGCCAAATGCAACTTTAGGTACTTGGACTTCACAAGGTCCACTACAGTTTGGCGCACTATCCTCAGGAAGCCGCAACGAGGTATTTCTAAAGTATTCATATGTCAATGGATATGCCAACTCAGTTATTGTGACTGCGGTTGCCGCGGCTTATACACTTACTGTGGCTGATGGCAAGGGCATATTGGCTGGACAAATGTTAAAGATTTATGATGGTCAATATTCAGAAAATGTAACTGTTGCCAACACATATGTTTTTGGCTCTACAACAGTTCCTATTGTCTATCCGCTTGTTTATACACACGCTGCTGGCGTGTCCATTAGCGCGCTACCACCTGCAATCAAGCAAGCCTGTATCCTAGTGACCACAGCCTTCTTAAAGACTCGTGGTGACAGTTCTATGACAATGCAGGTAACTACAAGTCCGGGAACTTCTTTGCCAAATGCGGATAAAGTAGGCGAGGAAATTGCGGCGGCTATGCAACTGTTACAGCCATACAGACGAGTTCGCTAATGAGCCAAGTCAAATCAGTAGTAGGTCGCCAACAGGTTCGGCAGGTACTTGCCAATTATCTTGCCCCGCCAACAATTCCGGGCATTAACCAAGTCTTTACCTCATTTCCTAAGCGTATTGACTTTCAGGTTAATGCTCTGCCTAGCCAACTTAATCGTTGCGCCGCTGTTATTTTTATTGAAAATGAAACCGAAACCCGTATTGCTAATGGCGGTGTAAGTGATGGCTGGAAGCGCATTGACTATTCAATAGCGTTGCAGTTATTTCATCACAGTTTAGAGCGTAATGCCGAGGATGCTATGGCTGACTTGGACATAATCATTGATGACCTGAAAGAAATATTGCGCGAAGGTGACCACCGCTTAGGTGATGCTTCGGGCATACAAATTTGGCAAGCCGCCGAGTCAATTATAGATGTGACTTATGGCGAGCCTTTATCCCAAAAGGGAACCTCAACAGAAACATGGGCAACAGTTAGATTTATTGTAACCCAGATGATTCAAGCGTAAGGAGATAGCATGGCAAAATACACCTACATTGGTGAGGATACACGCACCTTTCCAACGCTAGGCATCACAGTTACAAAGGGAGACCAGTTTGATGCGCCTGATGATTTCAGCGCACACAATGTATCCAGCACCAAGACAACCAAGGCAACACCAGCCCCAACAGTAGGAGAGTGAATCAATGTCAGTCCAAAATACAGTACGAAGTTATCTGGGTATTGCTAAGGAAGTCACAAAAGGTACGCCTGTAGCACCAACAGATTTCATCCCAGTTCTCGCATCCAAGTTAAAGCCAGTAGATGTCATTGGCGAACTTTATGATGAGGGTCTACGCGGGTCGCTT